TTTGTTCTGCTAAATAAAGATTTCCTAAACAAGAATGTTCTTCCAAAACAGAAATTTCAAAAGAATCACTTCCATATTTTCTTATAGCTCGTTGAAGTGGATTATTTTTTCTTTTTGATGCGGAAAGATGTTCTAACCATCTTTTATATAATTTATGAATTGTTATTCCAACATATTTTTTTCCATTTATTTTATTGCTTATAAGATAAACAATCATTCCATTATTTTCCTTGTGCTGCTCTTTGAGCCGCTATTTGTGCTCTTCTACCATCCTGTGCTTTCTTTAAAGCCGCTTTTTGTTTTTCCGAAAGAGGACGTTTTTCTTTTGGAGGTTTAATAACGACATTAAAATCAGCGGCTAATTCTTCAAGTTCTTTTTCGGTTTCTGGGATAGGTTTCCACGGAGGCGGAGGGACAGGCTTAATATCTTTTTTCCAGTCACCCAAGAGGCTTGGAAAGGCTTCTTCAACTATCTCAGGCGTTATGTTAGGATAAGGCAAATACTTATCCTTCACTTTCGACATTAATTCAGCGTCGCCGGGATGGAGCGATTCTAGAAATTGAACGAATAAAAGTTCTCGACGTGTTTGACGAAGCGTCGGACAACTTCCTTCAACAAATATGTAAAAACGCTTATATTCACTGTACAGCATACCTTGCTGATCTATAGCGCCACTTGCTCTATAAGGGACCGGACCTGGAGGTAATGCCCATTTTATATCTGGATCGAAAGCGCCTCGTAAAATTGCCTGAATGGCTGGATGATCATATTTCTTAAAACTTGCAATTCGTTCTTCGTTAGTCTTCAGTTTGTCTATGGCGGTTAAAACTTCATCTATTGACAATAACATTATTTCTCCTTTTTCTTATCCAAATAATCAGCTATCATACGTAATTCCTCGGCTGTTAAAGTTCCATCTAAATAAACACCATAACTATATATTTCGATCCAAACAAGTCCACCATTAGCCGTTTCAACATTCATAGGTCTATCCATATTTTCAAGATGATCTCTCAAAGATATTTTCTTTTCTCCGAAAGTCCACATTTCATGTTTCCTTCTTAGGTCTTCCACGTTTCTTTGGTGTCGGCGGAACGGGCGTATCTTTCTTTCGAAAAATAACCTGTAACGTTCCATCAAGTTGAAGTTCGCCGTCCGAGTCACAGGCGAACATTGATGTAGCCATGTCTTGGAAACAATGTGGAACTTCATGATGATAACACAAGTAGGCACGAATGCTTTCGATTATCATCGCGCCTAACCGTTCGACCACTGGATCATTTTCTGGAAAATCGGTAAAACCTATTACGTTAATTTGGTTAAAAAGAATCGGGATAATTGTTTCTAAACTATCCTGTATATGTACCATACGAAAATAATCAAGGTGTTCAGCTACGTCTTCCATGGTTTGTGGTGGTGAAACTATTCTTTCCTTTGGAAAAGGAATAACGTTACTGTTGCTGTTGGTCATATGACCTCCAAAAAATTATCCTTTAGATTTATTTATTTAAAACCGTGGCATAGCATGTTCGGTTCGAAATATATCACAAGGACCACTTATTTCACGCGGTTCACTTAAAAGACTACGAATCAATCCTTCAAACTGTTGAGCTGAATTTTCTATGTTATAAAACGCCTTGGCATAACCTTTTTGAACACTCAAACCTGACTGAACTTCCGACTTATCTATATCTCGGATAGCCGTGTCAAGCATATATCCAAACAACTTAGCGTGTTTAGTATTATCTTCCTGAAACTGATATTGAAAGGTTAAATTAGCCGCTGTCTCGTATAAAGCACCAAGATTAGGATGAACACATACCAAACCGGCGCTCATGGCTTCCATGAGACACAGGCATGATGTTTCGTTCCATATCGAAGGATAGGCAAAGATATGAGACTGTTTAATCGCGTCCCGAACTTCATCGTTAGGGACGGTTCCATGATAGTGGCACTTAGGGTGGTTTCTCAGGAAATTATAAAGTGGTTCAAATTCTTTGTCACGTTCTCCCCATCCGTAAAGATCAAAACTCGAAAATACTTCAAGTTCTATATAATCATATTTCTTACAAAGCTGATCGAAAACTCCAGCTAGGATCGAAAGACCACGGTGTGGAGTTGGTGTATAAATTATCCTAAGTCTATCCGTAGGTTTTCTGTGTTCTTCAAAAGGAACTATACCGTTTCGTATTACCTTACACTTAGACCAAGGAATACCATAAACACCTATGAATTGTTGCATTTGCCAATTTGAAACAAAAACAATATGATGAAACTTGGAATGACCGCCATCTTTTAAGTAATTCACGGAAGGATCATGAGGAAGGTCATGAATATAGGCTATCCGTATTCGTTTCGGATCAAGTGGTTTGGATAACCGTGTCGGAACAATTTGAACTTCCTTGAGCAAGTCACGCGGTAGGCGTTCGTAAATCCGCCTCATTAGAAGCTCTGTTCCCCCCATAGCGTTTTTAGCCTCGTTGGGCCACTCTATTAGGTCTTCATTTTTAGTGTTTACTAGCATTGTTAACTCCAAGTTTTACTAAATAACATTAGATCAGTTCCATAAGGAGAACTCTACCTTGATATGCTGGAACTTGCTCATTTTATAACTATTCCTGATTTCCAACCCAAGAATGATCACACACTCGACTATAAGTAGGATACTTAGTATCCTAAGTATTTTGAGTTGGATCATCTCATCCCAAATCCTACTCTTCTCGTTTTTACAAATCTACCTGTATCTACCGATCCTCCCTTATTTTGGAATAAATTAGCAAGAGAATAAGTTTTGTGTGTATCGGTTGGAACCGTCAGGTTTCCAACCTTGGCCGCTGCTACTGCTTCTTCAAAGTTTAGTTCACGAAACTCTATTACGTTATAACAACGGCCAGCACGAAGCAACGCTTCGTCAATATTCTTGACCGAAGGTAAGTTAGCCGTGAACACGATCTTTTTGTTCATGATCTTGATAATACCATCACTGACATTCAAGAGTTTATTCATGACATGGTTGCCAGAAGTTTCACGGGATTCCAAAAGAACATCCGCGTCTTCCAAGATCAATATATCGCTATTTCCATCTTCGGAAAGATGCTGAATAAACAACTTATCTTGCTGAAGAAGTCTTTCTTCATAGGTAAGAGTAACCGTCAGATTTCTACTGACGATCATATGACGCAAAAGCGTAGATTTGCCAGTACCCGGAGGGCCAAGCAAAATCAGGATAGACGAAGTTGAAGCAAGATATTCGTCTATGAAATTTTCTATACCTCCTTCGATAAATGGATAGTATTCGTTGTGAAGTTGAGCCGAAGACGTTACGCTCATTTCGGCGTAGTGGTGCGTACCATCGCTAATATAGTGCCATTTAGCGGTAGGTAGTTTCTTTTCTCCGATCTTTTCCTTTATAACACATGAAACCGCCCGCACATATTCCTTTTCGCCAAACGCCACGACATGACCACGTAACAAACCTTTTTCATAAAAGGGTTGATTCGTATCGGCGTATATTTGAAGTATAGCTATAGGCAAGTCGTTCTTATACACATGCCCGAAAACATAAGAACGGCTTGACTGGACTTCGTTAAACACGAAACGAACATTTCCGTCCACGGAACGAACAACTTCCATTACATCGTCCAAGGAAATGTTTTCGGAAGTAATACTTGTATATATTCCCACACAATCAAACGTAGTTTTAGCTATAAATTCAGAGCGAGCTACGTCAAATTCGCCCGTATCGATCACATACGTAGCGTTCTTTTCCATCCCGAATTCTTCCTCTAGGTGTGAATAACCTGGATCATCGTACATAATAGAGAAAATACTTTTCCCTAGATTATGTGTGATGTTTCTCGCTGTCATTTTATGGATTTGCCAGTTGGACGCTTGTTACACGATCAAGATAAAACGAACGCCAACCGCCGCCATTCAGTTCCCAAACCCTTATAATTTGGCTCCTATCGAACGTCTTTCGCGCGGCGACCGACGATTCTATAACATGAGGAAGCCACTGACACAACCATGTATGGATGGAAATTTTCGAAAAATCAGGAACGCCCACGGTCATGGCCGAAGCCCATCGTTCCGCCTTATCTCCACAAAACTGGTACATAGCATCTATATCCATGGAAGAATAATCTTGAACAACAGTCTTTTCTTCATCGGATTCACCTTTAGGAAGATAATCTGGACGTAACGTACATTTCATCATCCGTATCGTTCCATCCATCTTCTTGAACGTTACGTCCAGTATATTTTTCTTTAGACTGTCCATTAAAACATGCTTTTCAATTATTCCCATTTTTTTATTACCACCTCTAGCAATTTCACGAGATTGTTTTACTTTTGCTTCGTGCTGACGTTTAACATCAGCCAAAGCCTTTTTATGTTGTTCTTTAAAGTCTTTCATGCAGCCTTGTCCAAAAATTCAGATAATTCAGTATATCCACCTATAAAAACATCATCTATCACTATAATCGGAACCGTTGACGCTTGTGGAAATTTATTCTTAACATCATCCACGGTTATATCCTTATCCACGATAAATTCAGTAAAATCCATTTCTTGTTTCTTCAAGTAATCCTTGGCAAACAAACAAGCCGCGCATGATGTTTTTGTATAGATATCTACTTTCATTATCTTATTTCCTTTTCTTTTGGTTGATCGTCTATCAGACAAGAAAAGTCCATATGGAAGAATTCCCTCATAACACAAATTCCATACTCTATATAACCATGTTCATCATATATCTTATTCGCGGCTTCGATGGCTTTTTCATATTCCTCATATTTAGGCACTCTACTGAACGTCATTTTCAAGACTTCTTTGTTTATCTTCCATGTATGATTTTGCCAAATATAAAGGTTGATCGCCGCGAAAACCATGGCGACACGATAACCATCTAGGGTTTGGAGAATGACAACAGAAGCATCTTGGCTCATTGTTTTGCCTTTTTTAGTGGAGACACGCCGACCGGCGTGTCTCCTTGTTGACCCTTTATACTTACTTTACTACAACATATACCGAAGCCTCACGTCCACTACTGATAGTTCTAAAGCGGTTTGTCTTAGTGGCATATCCTCCTTGAACAAAATGAGAAAGATAAGACGATACAGTCTTTGGATTATATCCTGTAATCTTAACAATTTCGTCGGTTGTCACGCCATTTTTACCAGCGTTATATAAACGCCGATATACGTCATCCCAAAGACTATTAGAAACTTTCTTAGCGGAAGACATAGAATATCCTTTCATGTTTAAAAGGCCGAACATACTAAAAAATTATCCTGCCCGTTCGACCGGGAAGGCAGTAACTTTACAGAAACTAGGGCAAACCCTAATAGGCGTCAAGCGTGAAAATGAAAATTATTTTTCGGATTCCGGTTTAGAAACATGGTTCCCGATACGACAAATGATCCTGACGAATTCACCCTTTCCAAGAGTAGACGATCCATCCATCTTAGCGGCTATTTCCCATCCCATATTACATAATTGTAAATCAGTAAATTTTTCTGATTCAGGTATATCCGCCGATCTTAACATTCTTATATGATTTGTCTCATCACATAAGGGTGGTTTTCCTGTATTTTCATCTGGTACACTACTACAAATTAAAATAACTAACGCTGAAAAAATCATAAAAATTTTCCTTTTTAATAAAGCATTATATGACTTATACCAAAAACACTACATGCTCTT